AGCGCCAAGTGTAACAGCCATTGCAAACGTGTTTAAGTCGCCAGCGGTTACTGGGGCATCAGAGTTAATAGCATACGTCTGCCGCTCATCATCATAGATGTAGGCTTCGATATTACTTGCTGACGTTCCAGAGGGCCAGTACTTAGACCATGTAGGTGTGCCATTCACATCATACTTAACGCCTGCAAAGACTCCAAGTACTTTTTCAGTGGTGGCTGCATAGACGTTGATATTACCAACAGTCGTTTTAACTAGGTCGCCAGAAAAGATATTCGCAGCATAACCAGAGGCGATAGAGTAGACGTTAGTACCTGAAGTATTGGCACCTGCTCCTCGCTTACGGTATGGACGAAGACCGTCGAGTGCTTTAGTAGTACTCATATTGTATTCTCCTAAGTGGATTAATTGGATAAAATGTCAAGGGTAACTAGGGTTTCCTAATTAACTAAAAGAAGGGGTTCGACCTTTCGTAACTTGACTACGAGATCGGTTGGAAATGGGCATACGAGAATCATTTGCTTGGTCAAGCTGTGAGTGAACTGCGTCAATCATTTCTCGACTTTTATTCTCATAGTATTCTTTCCGTGCCACAGCTTTTCCTGTCGGTATTTTTGCGAGACCTAAATCTCCCCGGCATACCGTTCCTGTGTGGCGACCTGACTCCTTCACGAAAGAGTTATATTCCATTTCTGGGGCTTCTTCAGACTGTACAAACGACCAACCTTCATGGAGGCGCTTACCAAGATTAGAGACATCATCCTGACCTTTGAGGGTCATCCTGATCCATCTGAGGGACATACCTTGAGAACTAAACCTGTCCCGAACTTCTTCGGGGATTTCTAGGAAGTCTGGTTCTTCAAACGTGTATTCTTCCTGTCTGGTATTCTGCTCTCGTTCATTGGAACTACGTGTATTAATTTCTGGGAACCGTGACATATTATTTACCTCCGCGATTAATGTTGATTGTTGAATATTCACCGTCTGCTGCTTCAGCTTCTAACTTACTGGCTGCAAAACGATCCAATGGTATATCCCACTTTTGGGCCATTGCTACATCTTCACGGGTCAACTTAACTTTGTTGGACTTCCCGCCAGACAGTGTTGGTGCAGTTGTACGCGATCCTCCTGCAACCATCTGAGGAACTTTAGCTCTAGGCTTAGGCTCCTGAGTTTCTTCAACTAATTCTTCAACTTGTTCTTCTTGAGCTACGTCAAACTTCTTAGGGAAGTTCTCCCGTAGTCGCTGATCGACCTCATCATAGAACTCATCATCTGATGGGTCAAAACCTTCAGCCTTTAATTGTGCATCAATATGTAATGCAGCGGCTGTTAAGACTTTGTCTTCACCGAACCATGTATTGTCTTCAGTCCATGCTACAGCTTTGGGGTCATAGTTAGCTTCTTGTGGCTGTGGTGCTTGGATAGTTTCTTTAGGTTCTTCAGTGTCCTCAAAATCTTTATAGGCTTCTTGACTCTGCTTATTAAGCATCATCTCAGCTTGAGATTGAGATAGATTAGTTTGGGCTTGAACAATAGCATCTGTGTCTTCAGATTCTAATGCTGCCTTATAACTATGTTGTGCCTGTGTAATACGATCTGCAATAGCTTTTCCTGTTGCATCCATATTAGCTTTTTGTGTCTTAGTATATTCAGTTGCCTGTTTTTTAATAGTGGCTTCCAACTCTCTGATACGGGTTTCACGATTGACTAGCTGGTCATCCCGGTCTTTACGTTGTTTAATCAGTTGTCGGATTCGCTTTTGGGCACCTTTTGTTTCGATACCGTCAAGTTCTTTTGGGGGTTTAACAGACTCTTCTTTAGTCTTTAAAGATTCTTTAGGGTCACTTTCGATTTCAAACTCTACTTTTGGAGTTTCTTCTTTTGATTCCCTTGGGTCTACTTTCGACCATTCATCTTTATCTTCTTCGATCTCAATCTCAAGCTGATCTTCAGCCATATTTATTCTCCTACGTTGGCGGTGAACCAATCGGTCTTAATATTCACCTATAGTTTATTGTATAACATACCTTTAGGGGTCTATGCAAATTAGATTAATTTGATAGGTTGTATGTTGGGTCTAGGTCTGATGCATCATCCAGTGTCATTACTGCCTGATCATCATAGATCAATAGGAGTTTAATACCCTTATAGATCATCTTTGTCCCTACATGCTTATGGTATGAGATGGTGTCTCCAACTTTACACCATGGCCCATTGGGGAACTTTTCTTTATCTTGGTAGGCCGTATCACCCAGAGAGAGGACCCGACCAACTGTTGTTAGGTAGGCCATGTCATCACGGGTTGAGTCAGGTAGGATGATACCACTCTTTGTCTTGGCTTTTACTGAGACAGGTCTTACTAGGATATGGTATCCATTTAGTTTGGGTAACTTTTTAGGATCAGGCTTATCAGCATCTTCAATCCATTCGTCGTTCTTTAACGCTCCAGCTATTGGCATCTGCATATTAAAAATCTTCCTTATCTATTTCATCTAGGTTTTTAGTTAAGATATCCTTGATGAGTGCTTGAGCATGATACATACCTTCAACTTTACCTACCATAAACTGGTACTCTGCATAGTCGTTGGCTACACCCCTACTCAAAGAATCAACATGGGCATCAATGTCTTGCTGGATAAGATGATTGATCTCTTTATATATAGTCATAATGTTAGTTATACACAAGGACTATTTTATATGCTAGGACTTTTTAGTTTTATTATCGTCCACTAGGAGCTTACCTATAACATCACCGACCTTCATACGTTCCTCTTGAGTGAAGGACTTGTCTTGTTTGATTAGGTCAGTCATAGCTTTGATTGCTTCCTTCTGTAAAGCTAGACTACGATCTTTGGTCTTTTCTTCGATCTGGGTTAGTGCAGTGGCACCCTTTTCATAGGCCTTCAATGCTAGTTCTTTTTCATCTAGGTCTATCTTACGGTTGGCAATCTGTGACTCACTCAACTCTTTTGCTAGGGTTCCTTCAACACGTTTGTCATCAATGATTAATCTTTGCTCTTCCAATTTAACCATCTGTTCTTCAGGTGAACTTGGGCCTTTATCTGCTGCAGCTTTGTTGGCTTCCATAACCTGTGAAGCTGCCTGTGTCATAGCCATCTGTAGTACCTTAGGGTCTTGACCATCAGCACCTTTGGTCAGCTCTTTAGTCACCCCATTCATCTGTTCTTGTTATTTCATGATGCTGTGTTCTTGAATGTTTGCAGTGATTAGGGGGACTATCCTCTGCATGATGGGTGATCCACCATTGGCAGGGTCTTGTAGGTAGGCCATCTTAACCTGTATGTGTGCATCATGTTCCTGACCTGCAAAAGCTTTGATGGGCATACCTTTAACTGCAGCCATCAAGTCTGATACTGGGTCCAGTGGTTGTGCATCAGGCTTCTTAGGCATGATCCTGTCTAGGTTGGGCATGTTTGCTGATTGGAGGATAGTCTTATTTAATTCCTCCATGTCAAACATACCTGCAGGGGAGGTCTGGGCCATCTGCATAGCCATCTGGTTCATCATCATCCTGTGTGCATTGGATGGAACATTAGGGTCAGATACTGGGATGACATCAACTTCGCCATCATAGTCAGACTTTAGGGCTTTGTTATCATAGTCATTAAGCTCATAGGGGTACTCATCATCCAGAAACTCATAGTTGAGTCTGGCAAGAATCTTAAGTTCTTCCTTCTGTGCCTTATGTAATCTTTTATGTACAGATGAGAAGAACTTACCGGAAGCTTCAAGTAGGGCCATGGTAGTCCCGACTGGACCATTGTTATTACCGTCTGAGATAACTTTCTCTGTAGAGTCTGCAAACTTCTCGCCAATACTGGAAACAAACTGGAGCATAGAAAATAAAGTCTGTGATGGTTCTTTATAGGGGAGTGGCACAATAGACTTAGTTAAGTCCATACCAGTTGCCTCTACTTCTTTAAATTCACCGGGGGCTATAGGATCATTGTCACCGGTGATACGAACTCCCTTAGCTTTGAAGCCTGCCGGTAGTGTGGCGAACTGACCAGCATCCACTAGGGCACGTAAGGCACTTGTGGCTGTCATAGTTAGATTGCCTAGGAAATGCATTAAACCTAAGCCATAGAATCCGAAGCCGGGGACAAACTTATAGTGGACAAAGAAGTCTTTCTTTATTCTACGGGGATCATCAGCATTATAGTTCCTACGGATTGATAGGATAGTTCCACTGTCAAGGTCTAATGTAACGATGTAGGGCAGGGTAAGCTCAGTATCGTCCTCATCAACTTCGATGTCTAGGTAGGTATGCTGCTCCAGTAGTGTAAACTGAGGATCATACTCAGCCTGTGGGGATACACCCATAACCTCATTCATCTTGATAGCCAT